ACACTTGATGGACAAGGAATGTATAACGAGGCTCTTCAAGAAATTGCCAGATTAGAAGAGCAATTGAGAGAAGAATTCTCAGAGCCACCGATTTTCCTTGTTGGCTAAATGATATGAAAAAGCCACCGATTGGTGGCTTTATTTTACTTACCTAGCATTTCCTTAAAAAGTGCCAAGTCATCATCGTCATCATCAGATGGAACAATAGCCTTTTCTTGCTTTGCTTCAACTTTTGCTGTTTTCTTTTCTGGAACCTTCACTTCTTCATCCCACGGAGCAGCTTCTTCGGTCTTCGATTCTTTCTTAGCTGGCTTATCTTCATTGAGAAGATCAGTTGCCTTGCCAATAGGAGCACCATTACCCAGAGCACGATCCAATTCCTTCTTCAGCTGTTCAGCAGATTTGAAGTTCTTTGGATCAAGGAATTCAGCCAAAGGAATGTAATTATCGATCACCTTCTGGATCTCATCGTCATCTCCACCGCAAAGAGGAGTAACAGAATCAAATACTGAAGAGTCGTAATTTGGATATCCATCAACTGTTTTGATACGAAGACGGAAGTTGGCACCAGAATCGATATCGTAAACATAGACTTTTTCTTCATCATCAAAAGTAGGCTGTGCCTTGCTCATGATCATTTCATAGATCTTCTTACCATACTTGAAGAGTTTAACCTTACCTTCATTTGCAGGATTTGCAGGGTCTTTAATCACAAGAATATTGGAGATGTAATGCGTTTTGCGCTTCATCGTACCAGCAATCTTCTTCTTTGCTTCATCGCCAGATTCATACAATGGCTTGATATATTGATAAACAGGATCATCGTCTCTACCGATAGTAGAAAGATCATTGTTGATATACCACTTGCCTGTAGATTCTACTTTGAATGCGCGAGAGAAAATCTTAACCCATGGAAGTTCGTCGTCTGCCATAGGAGGCAAGAAACGAATGATAGCTGTTCCATTTCCTGATGCATCGCGAGTTGGAGACCAAAAGCGATCATCTTCTTTCTTATCCGCATTTGTGTTAGCGCCGGCAAGAGCCTTGTTCACTTTATCCATCAAAGCGGATTTATTCTTACGGATTTCTGCGAGAGTAGCCATTTTATTTTCCTTTATTGTTATTGACCTAATGCAAATTCATGCGATAACGGTCTGTTTATTGAAATTACCGATTAAGGTAATCTACTTAGTCTAATGATTATTCATCAAAAGACCATTCCGAAGATTTATCCAGACCAGGCTTTTTCTTCGGTTCAGATCTTAATTCTTTCGAATCAGCGATCTTATTCATGTGATCAGATTCTGCATTTTCATTCACAATGCCGGATTGATCATCTATATCAAAAAGTTTCATTCTTGCTCGATCAAATCCACATATGAATCGATTGAAATAAGAAACATCGCCATATCGAGATTTGATCTGTTTCATCATGACTTGTCCAAGTTCATCTAGATCAGCATTACGAATCAATCCAAGAACAAAATCAGCAGTCATCAAAATACCGATAGACTCGGCCATTGATGTTTCATTCATATCAGAATTACCATATCCTGATCGATTAGATTGAACAGCCGACCATACAACTAGATCGCGTTCAACTGCAAGTCCACGAAGTTCTTCTGCAACAGATTTCTGAACAGTGTAAGAATTAGCAGATCCACCGGACTTATAATGTGCAGAAGCACATATACCTAGATAGTCAACAAAAACGATATCTGGCTTGAAGTCTTTCTTGATCAATAGTTCATCAAGCAGTGCTCTGAAGTTATTGACAGATGCACATCCAGTAGGATATTCTTTCAAGAATAATCGACCGAAAGATTTTTCTTTGATCTTATTCAACTTCTTACAATACAAGTCTTTAGGTATATCTTTGACTTGATTGATAGGAATGTTCAATAGGTTTGCATCTATACGTTCTGCAACTCGTTCTTCTGCGAGTTCCATTGTGATATAGAGAACGTTGTATCCTTGACTGATATAGTTAGCAGCTAAAGAACACATTGCAGCAGATTTGCCACCACCAGAAACAGCCATGATTAGATTCAAAGTCTTTCGACTCACACCACCATGCATGACCTTATCTAGCATCTTCAACAAAGAAGGAAACTTAGTCTCTTTCTGGGTGTAGAAATCCCATCGAGCTTCGATAGATGAAAAGTAATCATGTCCAACATTCTTATCAAAAGATACAGCAAGTGCATCTGATAGAAGTTGTGGAATCACACCTTCGGATCTTTTTGTATCCGATCCATCAATAATGGATACAGAATCCATAATCGCGTTATAGATTGCTTTTTCTCGACAATACTTTTCTGTCTCATCAAGCAGCCATTTTGGATCTGATTGCGTATGATCTCGAGTAATTTCTTCTAGGAGTGTAGAAACTTCTTTGAATTCTTTTTCGGTGAGACCTTTGTAGTTCTCAATCTGAACTTCTAAAACTTCCTTCCCAGGAGGCTTCTTGTATTCTGCTGCAAAAGAATCGATCAACTCATAAAGAACAGATGTTACTCTGTCTTCAAAGTATTCTTTCTTGATGTATGGTGAAACGGCACGGAAATACTCTTTATCCTGCAAAAGATTTGCAAGAATCATCTTGTGAAATGTTGACATCTACTTTATTCTTATTGTTATCAACTAAGATTCTAACATCTGAATAACACAGATGTCAAGAACAGTTTAATCGTTCTACAATGCATTTTACAAGAAAAGACATATCAACATACATCAGATCAAAGAAAATGCACCAGATCTATTCCTATTCAATCCTCGGTATGTTCCTTGGATAGAACATCCATTATGATGTCACCAACAACGTTATCTAAGTCAGATGCAAGTTCCATGTTCTCTGGTAAGAACTCAACGATGAATTTATAGTTGAGTTTGATTTCTGGACCGTTTTCTTCGAAAGTCACAGGACCAGTGCTGAAGATCAAACCTTCATATTTTCCATAAGTGATACGAGTCGCAACTTGAACAAGTCCTGTTTCATCTCCTTCAACTTTACGTTCTACGAATTCATAATTTACTGCATTTGATGGAATCACAGCATTCAAGATTGATTTGATGATACTCATTTTTATTCTCCTGTGATAGAAACTAGCTTCATGTCTTCTTCATCGAGCTCGACTAATTCTTCATCCAAAGGAATAGATGGAGTTGTTTCAGATACAGTCAAGAGCTTAGAATTCAATTGATATTTGTCTTTGACAAACTTAACAAAAGATTGATCGTTAAGAACCGTACCAAGGAAGTTATCGCTTTGAGTAGAATCATAACGAACCTTGCCTCCGATCAATTCGCCTGTAGTTTTGTTGACAAGTTGATACCATCCATTTGATGGCTTCATGACATGGCCAGATTCTAGAGCAAGATCGAGAATACCAGAAAATTTATTGATGCCACCATCAAATGTCACAGTCAGAGGAATCTTACTCTTTTCGATGACGGTACGACTTTTTTCAATGTTAATAGTAAATGTGAATCCAACTAGATCAGTTCCATCTTTTTCTTGTGACTTTGTGATGATCCAAATTGTATTAGAAGAATAGATACCACCAGTCCCGCCACTTACAATAGCCTTTGGATACATTCCTTGTTCCATGTAAATGTGATTAATGGCAATGCACGGAATGTCTCGCATTGTGAACATTGGAGTTGTAATTCTCCAGAGAGATTTCAATTGCTTAGCTCTCGTCATATCTGCAGCTCCCTTTTCTTCGAGTGCATCTTCTACTTCCTTCTTAGAAGCAATGTTACCGACGGAATCAACGAAAACGATTACATGCTCTTTCTTCTTCACATCTTTCAAACGATTTACCATATCGAACTTCAATTGTTCGATATGTTCAACTGGAATATGAAGAACCCTATCAATATCAATACCAAAATTCTTAAAATATGCAGGTGTGCTCCCGAATTCTGAGTCGTAGAAGACACAAATTGCATCTTTATACTTCTTCATATAAGCAGCAACCATGTAAAGCGAAATACATGTCTTGAAGCTTTTCGATGCTCCAGATACCATTGTCAAACCTGCCTGCAACCCAGACGCGACAGATCCTCCTAAGGCAATGTTAAGTGCCGGGATATCAGTAACAGTCTCTGCTCTGTCTGTGAAAAAATCTGATTCTGATAGAATCGATGCCTTGACTAGATCCGAACCGGATTTCATCAACTTTTCTAGTAATGTCATTCTTTGTTCTTTCTTATTATTTTTATTGACAGTTTCCATTTGCTGGAAATCTTCATCTATCGAACTACCAAAACCAATTGCCATTAATCAGCCTTTGTTGATTCTTCCGATAGATCGCACTTCCCATCATATGCAATAGGAAGATCTTTCTTACTTTCTTGTTGATCTTTTTTCTTCTTACCGAAGATTCGATCATAGTTTTCTCGGTATGCATCCGAAGGAGAATCGGTTCTGATTGCATCACCTGTGATATCATTCTTTGATGTCATACTTATCTTTGATTTCTTTCATGATTGAATTTATGTTCATAGTGTCATTTTCATAAATTGTTGGAATATCAAACCAATCAGATGCTGGTCTTCCTCCAATAAAATCAGATTGAGTTCTTACTTGAAGAACTTTCTCTCCGTTTTCTTTGACAAACCATCGTAAAGCGATCATTCGTCTGGATCCAATGCTTTGTTCAGAGACTTTGATACGTTGTCGAGAACCTTGGATGTTGATTCAAAAGGATTCTTATCCTCGTATGCTGTAACAGGCAAAGATACAATATCCTTTGCAACGGCAAGGGGAGTAACAGCTACATTCAAAGCAGCCTTCGTAAGATTTGTAAAAATTCCAAACATTTTATTTCTCCAATTTTAGACGATAACGTAAGACGCCAGCATAGATAGAATAATTGAAACATGGATATGATATCCGTTCGAATCGAGTAGATGTTTCTATCTCTGCTTCAATTGCAATACGTGTGATTGCAGGAAATGGATCTTCTGTTGCTTCAATCCAAGGAGTCCATCCATCTTCATTTGATGAAACTCCAGAGAAAATACGATCGTATAGAGCATCTACATAAGGTGTTTGATCGACATGATCAGCAAACTTATTTGTAATGTATCCTGCTCTTGTCATAAAAAGTTCTTCACAAACAACTCTCCGAAATTCTTCTTTGTTCATTGAAAGGATACCTTTAAAAGTTCTGTATCAACATCTGAACGGGAATCCAAATCTAGAGTTTCAGATCGACCATGGCATCTGCCATTTGTAACAAAACCAGCAGAAAGCAATTCACCTTCTGATCGAAATTTACGTTCCCAATCATAAATTGAACCAAAACGAATTGCTTCAATGCCTTCAACGAATCGATCGTGATCAACATGACGAGGAAAAAGAAAGATAGATTCTTGGCCGTTCAGTCCCATGACAACATACTTCATAATTAATCCTTTTTAATGTATCCATTCTCAGATTGAATGTATCCAAGAGAACTCAGAAGAGCATTTGCATCCATCAACTGATTTTCTGTGACGCTATTTATAGATACTTGCATTCGATGTTGTCGTTCTGCAGATTCTGCTCGAAGCAAAGCTTCTGCAAGACGACGATGTAATTCATTCTCGATTGATTCATGCATAATTAAACCTGATATGTGTCATAAGCAATGCTAGCCAAATAGAGTTTGATCTCGAGTCTATCCATAACCTTTTTCATTTGATCAAGACTCAGATCAGATGATCCCCATCCACCAGATTCTTGTTCTCTGATATCTTTCTTACATCGATCAATCATTCGAGAAAGATGCAAATATTCTTCATACAATTCATGTTTTGATTTCATAATATACCATTTCAATCAGTAATTTTAACAACTGATGGCTTGACATTCAAGCCATCACATTCTTCGTAATCTTCCATGTTGGCTTTGGCAATAGAGTAACCTCCAGATGTCAGATAGTCTCCAACATGAGCAATCATAGGAGAATCACTCCAAGAAACCTTCAGATAGAGGGTGTCATTTTCTCCGCCCAAATATTCACACAAAGAAGAGTCCAACTTAACTGCTGTAATAGTGGCAATCTTCTTGAATTCTTTGAATGTCATGCTTATTTCGAAATAAGCATCTATGCCATAATTCTCAATCGCAACATCAATAGGAATCTGCCATTCGTTATAAATCGGATCTCCGTTGCTTTCGCGTCCAATAATTTTAAGATTACGAGCAATCACATTTTCTTCTGAGATGATTGTACGAGATTCTTCTATCAAAACACCATCAACAGATTTGTAGGTTATCAATGTCTGTCCAATTTCTTCAGATGAAGGAAAGCGAAGAGCGGTTGTCTGCTTTTTCTGGTAGATGAGTCCACAATCCATCAGAAAATTATTGAAAGAATCATTGGTTAAAATATCAATAGGTGTCATCATGTTCTCCAAGTTGAATTGTATTTTGACATAGAACATAATCTATGTCAAGAGCTCTTCACAAAATGTTTCTTTCTGACTTGAATTGTTACAATTGAACTCGTTCCAATTAGATGTCCGATTTGAACATACATGAACAGATGATCTTGTACAACAAATCCAGCATATAAAACGCTTACAATAGAAGAGATCCACCAAATCATCCAACCAAACAACGATGAATCATTTTCTTCAGTTTTCAACATCTGAATAAGCGTTGGAATGTATGCTATGATCATAAGCAACCCACATATCCCATACGAAACTTTCAAGTAATCAAGCATCTGGTAGCATCCTATCATAAAGATTCAAGATTTCTTCCTTGATCATTGCAGGAGTCATCTTCAGAAGATCATCTTGATCAAATAGTTGCCTAAATCTTGTCATAAAAGCTCCAAGATCTTTGCCTTGCAATCCAGTATATTCCATCACCAATTGACCATTGAAAAGTTCTTTCACCTTCAGATTCTTAGAGTGCTTCTTCAGAAAATCACAATATTCATCAATCTTGTTGAATGTATGAAGAATTCTTGGAAGATATGCTGCTTTGTTGGAATTCCATTCATATCCAGATTGTGTTGCATTTGCTTCATCTTGAGCCCATGTCAGAAATTCTGTATATGTTGGACGCTTACGATCTCGCGTCCTGGCTCGATAGTTACGGTTATCCAGATCAAAGATCTCATAGTTGTAAAAAGGACTCGATACAACGAACTTGAAGATATCCAACTTTGTTTCAAATCCTTCATGATATCTGATTGGATCATATCCGCCAAATTCCAGAATCTCATCGATGTTCTTTGAAAGAGTGATTTCTCCGACAACTTGCGTATCATCTCGAACAATCAAAGTCAAACCATCATGTCCAAAACGAAGTCCCATCTTATGGTAGATTCGTCCGAGTAGATTACCCAAGTCGTTAAACGCGAAATAATACAAAGAAGTTACAAAATTTTCAGGCTTCGTGAAGATAAAGTCAACCTGAACATCCTTGTAATCAAAAGAGAAGCAATCCGAATTATGATAAATCTCTCGAGGACCAAACATTTCTTTGATCCATTTATCTCGATTGGGTATATCGGAAACAATTAGGATATCAATGTCTCCGAATGTTTCTTTTGTGTGATATGCTGGAATTGTTGCATACAACTTGATTCCAGAATGAGCAATCTTTCCTTCGAGATCATTTACGATCTCGAAATATTCATCTCGATCTACTCGGCGTGTTTCAAAACTCAGTGCATTTCCACCCATAATTTTATCCTTCAAACATAAAAAGGTTCTTCTCGATGTGTCCAACGAGCATTCTTTGGAAGTCGTTCAACAATCCGTTCTAGGTTTATTGTAACCTCTTCTGGGCTCGGTGTAAAGTCATTATAAAGATTATTTTCTTCGAAGAAATCCAGAAGGCGATTTTCCCATGTCATCATCGTAACATTGAAGTCGCGATAACATAGCTCACAGAAAAGAGAATCATGGCGTTCATGTAGCCAACGAAGCTTATCAACAAAGAACTTCACATGCCCTGTTCCGAGCGTGTATTTCTTCGGAGCATCAGCATAGCGTGTCTTCATACGTTCAGAGAAGACTGCATTAGGAATACGGATAAGTTCTCTGTATTCTGCCATAAGATGTTTATCACAAAGCTCATGCGGGTGGATTAGATTGATGCGTGTCATAATTTAGAGCTTTCAAAACGATGCTATAATTTTAAGCTTTTCTAAGATAGCTATGATTTCATCTTTAGTCAAAAAAGTCACCGATATCTCCTCCGAGCAAAGCTACTTGTGTAATGAGAAATCCAATAAGGAAAACAAGAGCCCAGTGAGTAGAAACAAGATACAAGATACAAGCCAAAAGATTGACCCAAACAAGCAAGCGCACCACCAATACAACCAATAAAAATAGCACAGATGATCTTTTCCATGTTAGCTCACCTTGATAGGAAAACGTTTCTGGAAATTTTCTTCTGTTGTTTGACCAACGTCTTTCTGATCTCGAACAGTTGAGATAGAGAAGAAAACCTTCTTACCACGAATTGCATTTACTGTCGCAATCGTACCTTCATTGTTTCGGAATTTATCGCCTGTTTTCATGATACCTCTTTATATGTTAATTGATATGCATTTTGCTTTCAGTATGACCATGTCAAATTTCTACATCGGTGTACCTATGACAAGATGGACATTCGACAGCATATCGTCGATTCTGTTGATCTGTCTTTTCTAGCAAAACAACATCAAGTGGATGATATTCAACAATTGCCTTACATCGAAAGCAAGTGAAACGTTTGTAAACAATCTGATCATATCCAATAACAGCAGCCATGATATTTCTCCAATTAAAATATGCCTTCAACAAAGCTGTATCAAGATCGCCTCTAGAATCTAAATCCAACGTCTCTGATCGACCATAACATTTGCCTTGGTCGATGAATCCAGCAGCAATAATAGTACCTTCTGTCCGAAGTTTTCGTTCCCAATTTCTATCGGATCCAAATCGGATAGCTTCAATTCCTTCAGCAAACCGATCATGATCAACTATTCGTGGAAAAATAAAAATCTGTTCAATGTCATCCAGAATGAATACAATGTATTTCGTGATTATTCTCCGATGATTGGAACATATTTCTTGGAATATGAAACTTCTTGACGAAGTTCTTCATTTGTTCTCGTATTGTTGTATAGATTAACCATTGTGTCAATGAATACGCTTGATTCATTGGCTCCGATCACTTGTTCTTGATGGATGTCAAAATCACCATAGAACTCTTTAACCAAAAGATAAATCTTAGCCATAATTAACCTCGCACAAAAATCAAGACAATATCAGGATGTCGATCATCAACACTTTTATATTGATACATCTCGCCATCCCAGAATTCATTACGTTCTGCCTCTTCATAATCAGCAATGAAACGAACAACTTTGCCAGTATGGTCAGAAACAACCTTCACTTCATCTGGAAAAGCATCCATGTAATTCCTAAGAATCAACATGTTACGATTCTTATCGAAATCAAGCTTTCCGGTGTTCAGATGCATAATATAGCTCATAGTGTATCTCCGTTTCAATAAATTGATTATACAGAAAGATCAGATGAAAGTAAAGCCCCGTAGGGCTTTGTTACGATCTTTATCAGAAAGTAGCTTGGACTCGTTGTCGGATTTCAGGAGCAGTTACTTCGTTTTCCAGAGCACCGTTAAAGAAAACACGTTGCATAACTTCAACATCAGTAACGCGTCGATCTTCAAAGTTGATAGATGTATATTCGCCATCACGAAGAACAGTTTCGACTCGACCCTTCTTGGATTGCTTACCTGGATCTGTGATAGGATCCTTTTGCAATGGAATCCACTTATCATCAACAAGCATAGCAGTAGTCTTTTGTGCAAACTTCAACCAATCGCGATCACAGTGTTGAAGAAGACCACCACCCATACCAAAGACAATGTTCTCGACGGAAATACCCTTGGCACGAAGAGCCAAACAGATTTCATTAATTGTTTCAATGGTGATACCATCACCTTGAAGAACTCGGATGCAATCTGGAAGAACCTTGAATCCCTTCTTATTGATCGTGTATCCATAAAGCTGAAGAAGCATTTCAATAAGTTGAACAGGAACAACTTTCGGATCACCAGAATCTGGACGGACAACAAAACGACCACCGGATTTTTCAATACGTTCCTTGAAATCAGTACCGACCCACTTAGTGAAGCGGTATGGATCATATGTATCTGCTACGGCAGAAACGATGCCGCCTTCTTTTTCCAGAAGAGCAACCATTGCTTCAAGATATGCATAGTCATTCTTGGTTTCTGCATTCGACAAAGCACAAGCAACACTGTGCTCAGAAGCATAAACAGAGAAGCCAGGCATGGAATTATCATCTTCTTCATCCAGACCATAATAGTCGTACAGAACAGCAATGCCCATCATGGTATCAGTGCCCATGAAACTCATCAAGTGACCTGCATCACCAATACCAGCACTTTCTGGAGAAGAAACGCCACGGAAACCAAAATCATGCAGAGCGAAATTTAATCCGCCCATGCGATCGTCATCTACAGTTTCTTGCCAGAACTTCGAAAGATTCTTGCGAATCTGATAAGAAAGGGATGCAACGGTGATTGGATACCAAACTTGCAACCACAGAGGTTCGAAGTAGCTAACGAGCCACTTACACTTTGCATCAGTTGCTTGAACATAATATAGAACATTCTTTGGATTCAAAACAGTACCTTCTGGAACAGCCCAGATTTCCAGAGGAAGATAGCCATCGTACTCGTCAACAATGTACTTCCAACCTTCGTAGTTGAAAGCTCCAGGCTTCAGGTGACGATCAGCAAAGCGCTTAGCTCGCATGATATCACGCATCGTGATCTTCTTCAGAAAATATTTCTTGATGATTGCTTGTAGCCCGAACATCACAGTCTTTTCGATACCATGACCAGCACCGCGTGCTTCGCCATAAGAGAAGAAATTATCTGTGTCTTCAGCGAGCATCTTCCAGTGCCCGACTTTATAAGAATCAGTCTTCAAACAAAGAACATCTTGAAGCAACCCAACAGAACTCAGAATGCTTTTGCTACCATCTTGTGAAACGTAATCTTGCCACATTTTTGAAACTCCTTCAAAAGGTTCTGAACAAAAACTTCAATAGATTAGAACCATCTCTATCAAAGCAATAGAATTAAATGAAACTCTTCAGAATGAAATAGTGATCTTCGAAGAACTGATCTCGCATATCATAAAGCTCGGAAAGAGGAATCCACTTTGCTTTGATTGCATCATCGCATCCCTTGATATGTGGAAGTTCTAGCTCATCTTTCAACTTGATATAAAAAGCATGAGTGATAGTTCTTCCTCGAGAAGATCGATCTGGTTTGTCGAAAACTTGATTCCGAAGGATAGATCCTTCGAGTACCGGAACAGGAACTTTGATTCCAGTTTCTTCTCGAAGTTCTCGAATACATCCATCTTGGATACGTTCTTCAGGATTCAAGAAACCACCAGGAAGAGCCCAATAGCCTTTGCCTGGGCTATCTCGTCTTTGAATAAGTGCAACATGACCTGATTGTACCACAATCGCATCGGTTGTCACGAAAATTGGTGGATAAGGAGCAACACTCCATGACTTCTTGTATTCTTCTACAAACTTGTTCTCTTCGTATAGATTCTGATATGCATCAGTTATAAGAAAATTGTAGAGAAAACTGATTGTTTCGTAAGGAAGATAATTCCCATACTTGATGGTAAATTCATTCCATTTATCTAAACAATTTGCACCAACCTTATAGTAATCATCACGAACAGCAGTTGCTGAAATGATATCACCATTCTCAAAAGAAAGAGCAGGGATGATCTTCTTTTGATATCCAGGAAACCAGTGCGGATATGATTTCGAGTCTTCTTTATCAGAGCAAACGATTTCAATCTGAAAGTTCGTCAATCCTTGACTATGAACATATGCAGAAATTGTAGACTGAACATTTGCAATCCATTCGTTATCATTGTAAGGATTATCTTCGAGAGGAAGAATATCAAGGACAGTCGATCGAGGAATTGCATCCCACCAACTACGAATAATAGATCGACGTTCACTGTATGAAAATGGATTTTTGATAGACCTGGATCGATAACTGGATCCGATCAAAACTAGAATACGATCAGAATCTGAGATCGACTTGATTGTATTGACATGGCCATTGTGAATTCCACATTGGAATCGACCGATGAATACTCTTAGTTTGTACATAGAAGCTCCTTCTATAGTTTGTTGATTACTTATTCTTCAATTTTAACAGATCTTGTTCTATCTTGTCAAGATTAAGTTGCAAATATTCAATTTCAACATTGAATTCATCAAGTAAACGAATGATATCTTTTTCATTCTTTGGTTGAATCATTGCTTTTGTATCGAATAAATCCAGAACATTCTTCATGCAACAATGCTCCAGTTCATCGAACGAGGCTTTTCTCGTTCAATCGTTATGAAAAGATCCTTTTCTCGAACATTGAAACGGAACACCATTTGTCCATTCTTGGTCACCTTATAAAGAGTAGATGTATTCAAAGCGATGTCGTTAAGTTCTTCTTCGTAAGAATCATCGAATGTTACATTCTTTCCTGTGTAAATTGTCATATCAGTCTCTACAACAAGAGGACTATTTCGAATCTTATTAGGATACGTTGAGTTAGAAACAATCTGACCATCATACATCATTGAAATATCGTATGTAACATGCTCTGATGCAAAATCTACGTTGATATGCTTCATAACATCAAATGGATTTTCGTTGTAGCGATTCATTTCTTCAATCAAAGCCTGAAGCATGTCAAACGTGAACATCGAGAATGTTGTCGTTACAGTCATCACAGATTCCATGTGATCTTTATTCTTCAGATTGTCTTCGCAATAATCACGAATGAAATCTTCATCAAGACCACGATAATCATACTTGTAATAAATCCGACCAGGGCGATTCAGCATATGCTGATCAACATGACCAGAATTCACAGTAAACATGAACAGTTTCTTTGTCTCGATTGTACCATCCAGAAGTGTCAATAGAGCTTCTTGATCATCATTTTTGTAGATTTTATCAAACTCGTCAAACAGGATGACAACAGGTTGCGTGATGCTCGCGATGAATGTATTGAATTCTTGTCCAGATAGTGCTTCATTAACGATGATCGTTGGAATACCAAGCTTCATCAATTCAATAGCAGTAAGCTTCATGAGCAATGATTTACCGGATCCTTTGTCTCCTGTCAAGAGAACGCCAGTAGACTTAGGACGAGACATAAAAGTCTCGATAATGCGAGACGATCGTTCATTCGGATGTCCATAAATTTTCTTTGGCAATTCAAAATCAGCAGTTGTCTGCAAAAAATATGTCTTTGCCATTGGATTCATCTTGATCACATATGTCTTAGCTGGCAAAGAATTCACTACATCCAAAGAATCAGATGGTTCAACATTTACGGTATTACCGCTAACAAAATAATACGTCATTTCAAAAGGCCTTCATAAATTTTCAGTTGGATTTCAAGACAAAATTTGATGTTCTCATAAACAGAGTCCTGCTTAGGAAACATTCTACGGGCTTTCTTCAGGAAAGTAAAGAAGTATTCTCGAGTCTCTTCACAATAAGATTTAATCTTCTCTTCAGAAAAGACACCGATCATTGTGGAGATGTTGTTAACTCGGTCGGCACCTTTCACAATAGATGCATTCTGACTCAAAGCAATCTCGTCAAAACATTCTTGCTTGTCACGAACAGCACCTTTGTATTTCTTAGTCAAACAACGAACATCATACATTGCTTGTTTGCCAAATTTGTGTTCGATATCTTGAAAGTCGACATGATAGTCTTCTGGTGTATCATGCAAAAGAGCAGCAACAATAACACCAATCGGATCTGTCAGACTCTTATAATGTTGCATCAGAAAGAGGCAAATTTGAATCTGATGCATGAATTCCGGAGTCTCGCCATCTTTACGGAAGCCAGTGTGAATATTCTCCACATAGTCGAATGCTTCGAGCGCACGACACCAATCTTCGTCTCCCATAGCAAGTCCCAAGAGACGGCTGCGGAGAGCTAGTTTGAGCTTTTTAAAGTGTTCACGTTCGCTCATAACAATCTCCTAAGTTCCAATAAAGTGATTATAACAAACGAATCAAAGAAAGTAAAGCTCTAAGAAGAATTCTTCAATCCAGATTTTTTGAAGATGACTTCTTCGCTGATTTTGTATGCCAATACAGCTTCCTGTTCATAGTAATCAAGAGTGAAAGCAATCACATCTTCAATCTCAGATCTAGTTGCTACAATCCTAACAGGAATCATCTTTTCTTCAAAGAGAATATTATCCAAAGAACACCATTGTCCCTTAACAGGAGACATGATAGTCAATCCACCTGTGATTTCTCGAACCTTTGCATCCCAGACTCTGTGATATCGAGTCTTGAAGAACTTTGTTCCTTCTGTGTTTGGTCTGACAGTTGGAACAAGAATTTCCCACATGAATTTTGTTGTCATATCAACCTCCGGCTATAAAACGTTTCCATTCCATGATTGTCTTCAATTCTGAACCTCGCCATTTCAGAGAATTCATAACAGACTCACAATATTCAAAAGAAGCCTTTAGTTCGAATAGCTTTTCTTCAGAAGCCAAAAGAATTGGATCTACTTCAAGCAAGCGTTCGAGTTCAGACTTTAATGGCTGTTTACCTTGATATTGTTCCCATCCGTAATCTGCAAGATCTTCTCTGCCCATTGTACCAGAATAATAACGAGTTCTGGCACCTTTCAGCTTAAGAAATTCTGCTTGTTTCTTGAAGACATGAATCTTCAGATGTGTCAAGATATCCAGGTACTTCTGATGAAGTTTTGGAATCTTGACAATTTCATCATCAATGTTAGCGGAGTCAATGATCGTATCTTTCGCCCATTGCTCTTGAAGCAGTTTTAGCATGCTGTATCTTTAAGTTCCTTCAGAATTTCTTGAACAAGCTTGGCATCATAACGACCTTCATAATTTGTCTTAAAGAAGCTCATAACGATCCCAATGATTTTATTATCTTTGAGATTGAATTTTTCATTCATGATGATGTTCATGATTTCCAAACGAGACAATTGTGCTGGCAAATATCCAACTAGAATAGTCTTTTCTTGAATTGCAGTAAAATTCCCAGGAGAATGAGATAGCAGTTCATCTGTATTCTTAATGAACTTCTTTACAGTAGCAATGACTTCTTGATCAGTTGGATCTCCGCCATGTGCATCTTTGCTAATCTTGGATGCTTCTCCAATCAGAGTCGTCAGAAGATTCTTCTTGATTTCTTCTCGATTTTTACGAGCATCTAGCTGGTCTTTCTTAATTTGTTCAATCAACGTCATTCTTTTTCCTTTTTAACGTATTTCATACCAATGATAGCACCTGCCTTGAGCAATTCTTTTTCATAGAATAACTCTGCATCATCATGCTTCAAATAATTTCTACAAAACCACTCACCAAAAGACATAAATTCAGATGCAGGATCTGCAAGATATCTTTTAGGTAATTCCATGTAATGGATGTGACTAATCATTCAAGATAGCAATCAATCACAGTCAGAACAGCAGTTGCTGCTGCTTGCCATTCATTCCAAAGTAGCTGAAGAGCTGGTTCCTTGAATGACTGGATGTATCCATTCGAATCTTTGCCTTTATCTACAATAGTCGCATCTAAATTCTCATTCTTAATGAATTTCAAATGAGAATTCAAAAAAGCTTTGATCAAGAAATCGTTTACAAAACTGGCTTGCTTCATGATTGATATTCCACAAAAGTGTCTGACGTTCGATCATACACATAATTCACAAATTTTGCTTCTTTGGATTCATATACTCGATCATTCCAAACGAAATATGGATATCCAGTTTCCTGAGCCAGATCAAAGACATCTTTGATCCAACCATATCGAATATGGGATGTGTTCATTACATTTTTCCATGTTAAGTTCATAATAATCTCCAAAGTTTCATGTATTTTACAGAAAACGAATCAAGATGTCAAGCAGCCCAAACGTACCACATGTTGATCATATGATTCGCCTGCCATTCTGCATCTGCCATTGCATTGTGTAGCTGTTCATTGACAGGAGGTTGAAGTTTCTTATCTGCATCAATCAATCCCTTCAGAGTTCTGTAACAATTTTCATGCCAGAAATCCCAAGGTTCTTTCTTATCAATCTTTCTGTAACAATTCCGTAGAATTACTTGGTCAAAAGCAGATCCATTAGACCAAGTGTTCATGCTATCTTTTCCGTACCATTCAGAAAATGCCAGAAGAGCAACATCAAGAGGAACAGATTTTACAAACATAGATTCTATGATACCAGGCTTCTGTTCATTCCACCAACGAAGTGTATCTGGATAAATGAATAAGTTATATTTCTTTGTAGAAGACAACTTTACATTCATGTAAAATCGATCTTGAATTCCTCTGTAATCAAATTTCACAGCTCCGATTGAAAGAACACCTGCATCAAAATGTGTAGCAAGT